TGACCTCAGCAATTGCAAGTCGCTTCAGAACGTAGACGGGCTCCAGGGGCTTACGAACCTGACGGACCTCGACCTCAGCCGGTGTAGGTCACTGCAGAACGTAGACGGTCTGGCGGGCTGTACGAATCTGACGACCCTCGACGCTTACTGGTGCACGTCGCTGGAGAACGTAGACGGTCTGGCGGGCTGTACGAACCTGACGAGCCTTGATCTCACCTTCTGTGAGTCGCTGCCACGAGTACTACGAAGATTGTTTCAATCTTCTGAATACTACGGCACAGCATACGAACATTTTATGGAAGTTTTAAACGTATCCAAAGGAAACCAACCATGAAAATAACAGAAGCTAAATTAAAGCAAATAATTAAAGAAGAAACCGAAGCTATTGAAATGGTAGACTACCATCTTGAAAATAAGATTCCTTTTTCAAGAAATATTTATCGTATTGGGTCTGATAACTATTTTCGTGTTATTCACGAAGCAAGAAAGATGTACGAGAATAAAGAAATTAATCCTCAGTTAATTGATCTTCATACCCTCAAGCATACCGATTTAGGTGAGTGGGCGATATTTGAAGGTGAAAGAGTCCCGCTTGATTTTCCAATGTACGATGAAGTTTTAGAAGAAGAGTCCAAGAAAAAAGACCCGCCACTAAACAAGCCAACCAAAAATACTGGTTCAGGAAAGAAATATAAAGTTTATGTTCGCGATCCAAAAACAGGTAATGTCAAGAAAGTTACTTATGGTGACGCAAAAGGTGGTCTAAAAGGCAACTGGAACGACCCAGAAGCTCGTAAAAGTTTTGCTGCAAGGCACAAGTGCGATCAGAAAAAAGATAAAACAAAACCCGGTTATTGGGCTTGCAGGGCTCATAAAGACTTTGGTACAAATGTCCCCGGTAGATTCTGGTAAGGTATGACACAATGAAGCTTCTATTTGAAAATTGGCGACAGTTTATCTCTGAAGAGATTATACCATTTGAAAATAAAGCTATTGTTTATCATGCTTTCGGTAAAGGCTCTAGAGGAAATGAAAGTCTTCAAAAAAACGAAATTTTAAATAGAATAGAAACGTTAAGAGAAAAAGGGTTTATTCCAGGCGAGGGCGACCTTTATGGTCGTGGTATTTATACCGTTAGAAATTCAAATGATCTCTTATATGAATATGGTGATTTTGTTTTTAAATTTGAAGTTAAAAATTTAAATAAATATGCGATTTTTGATTATAAAGAGGCAAAAAAAGTATATGGAAGAAATCATAATTTAAAACAGCAATTAGAACAAAATGATTTATTTATAGACGAAGAGTTAGAAATGATTTGTAACGAAACAAGTTTGCTCAACAGAACAGATAAGCCATTCACAAGCGAACAAGCTCTTGCATTTTCAACATATTTAGAAAACAATGCAAGTGAAAAACAAAAAATACATGGATTAGTTTTCACAGGCAGGAAAGACGGCTCTGTCTTAGTCGGGTATAAAAATTCAGATTTTATTCTTGTTGGATTTGGAGAAACTTTATCAATTAAAAGCACCAATTTTAATAATTTTCTAGAAGACTCGCAAAAATTTACAGAAGATATGAAAAGTATCTATACAATACAGAATGACAAAATAAATTCAGATTCTTTTTTCCGCCAAATTAGGAATGCATTTTATACAAAAATTAAATCAGTTGAAAATTACATCAACAATAAAGAAAATATAAAAAGAGAGATTATCTCTGAAATTTTAATGCCAATTTATATTATACAGAGACAATATTACATTCAAAGAATGAGAGAGTCTTTAGCACCAAAAGTATTTGAATATTATAAAAAATTGATTGATGTTGATTCTGATGAAGATATAGAAGAAAATGAGGATTACGATATAGCCATCTTAGAAGCCGAAGAGGCGTTAGAGCAAGAAATGAAACAAATAGTTGAAACTGAGATTTCAAGATTTGTGACATATTTAGATTTCATTTTTAGAAAATTTAAACTAACTGATGAGCCCGCAGAGATAAACATTGTAGATTTAGAAAGACCATTTAACATGAGTGGAAAACAAAATGTCTGATTATCCATTTACAGAACAAAAAGTTGGTAATCAACTATTTTTACGAGAATTTAAAGAAACTACAAACTCTGAAGAGCTAATTTGGCACCAAGATCGTGAAAATAGAAAAATAAAAGTTTTAGAATCAAACAATTGGTTTTTACAGATGGATAACGAACTACCTGTTTTATTAAAAGAAGGCACTACTTATAACATACCAGCTTATGTTTACCATCGAGTAATCAAAGGTAACGGCGCTTTGCGTTTATTAATACATAAAGGTGAGCAAATTTAAATGGCTTATAATATCAACAGCAATAGTTTTGTAACAGGAACAAGTGTTTTAACTCCATACTCTGATGAGGCTTACAGCATAGGAGAAGAAAACTTAAGAATTGAAACTCTTTATTCTCATTATGCAAATGCAGCAGTTACTTTTACTGCGATAAATGCAGAGGGAGATTCAATAACAAAAGGTCAAGTTGTTTTTGTTACTGGTGCTTCTGGACAAACGCCTACTGTTGCTCTTGCTGCATGTGATGATCCAAATAAAATGCCAGCTTTTGGTGTTGCAGCTTCTAACGCAAATAATGGAGCAGAAGTTCAAATCATTACTCTTGGTAGTTTAAAAAATGTAAACACAGCAGGCTATAGCCTTGGTGACACACTTTACGTTCAAACAGGCTCTGGTGGAACATCTGGTAGCTTTACAAAATTAGCTCCAACTGGTTCATTTAATTTATTGCAGAACATTGGGCAAGTTATGCGCGTCGATGCTTCTGCTGGGCAAATTAAAGTTGGCGGCGCTGGTCGTACCAACGCAACACCAAACCTAGACAAAGGTTTTCTTTTTGTTGGAAACGATCAAGATGTTTCTGTAGCAGACGATACTATTTTTGTGTCCTCTTCAGCAAATTTAGTTGGTATTAATACAGTTGATCCAACGGATACTCTTGATGTTGATGGAGGCTTAAGAACACGGGCTGGTCTACGTAGAGCAGTTATAGTGCATAGCGCTTCTTTTACAGCACAAACATCAGATCATTATTATTTAATTTCTGGTTCAAGCACTCATGTTACAGCAAGCTTGCCTTCTTTAGCTGATGCTGGTGGAGGAAGAATCTTTGTATTTAAAGATGCCGATGGAAACTCTGCAACAAATAATATTGTTATACAGCCGTCTGGTTCTGAAACAATTGACTCAGGAACTGAAGCTAAAATTCAAAGCGCTTGGAGCGCAGTTACCATTATTGCTGGCGGTGCTTTAGGTTGGCTTATTGTAGGTGATAGATAATGGCTGACTGGACTTTAACGAATGGCGTTTGGACACTAACTCCTGCTGCTGGTGGTTCTGAATATGATAAGACCCTAACAATAATAGATTTAACAGATGGTTCATGGACGCTTTATGATCCAGACAGTCTTGTTAATACAATTACTTTTTCTGGTGCTTGGCATACACTAACATGGAACGCACTGCCTGTTGGCTCTGGTGACTATAACTGGTTTTACGGTACTACTGTTAGAGCACCACGTTGGTACAAGAACTTGGAAATTGATGGCACACAGGTCACGTCATTGGACCTACTTGTGTCGACCTATCGCATGGAAGTACCTCCCCTGGGCTCCCCTGACGTATGCCCGTTCAGATGGAAAGGTGTTTTCGGTGCAGCCCTTGATGCTGCATCAACGGACACCGGCTTGATGTGTGGGACTGGCGGTACGATGGGGCGTTTTTCGACAGTGACCAATCCCCTTTATGGTGTATTTACACGACACACAGAATCTTCAAACGGTCCGAATAACGGGATCTATGGCGTTTGTACTACGATACGCGGTGGCGACGGGCTTGGTGGTGGTGAATTTATGATTTTCGACAACACCGACGCGAACCTCCAAGCCGCCGCTCGCTCTGCTGGCGTTTACACTACAGGTCTTCCTGTCCCTACAGACGTGCAGTTAATGGTTGGTTTAGGCATTGGGGCGAACAATGTGACAATCACCGCAGGCGATCAAACTAAATTTAAGTTGAGCCATGTCTCAACAACTATTGCAGCAGGAGCTTAAAAATGCACATGAACGCAGATTATTCTCAAGTTGTAGAAGGAACCATTTCTACTGAAGACACGGACGGAAGTAGCATTTCAGAAGAATGTATTATTATTCCGGTTCTTGTTCCTCTTTCAGAAGTGGGGGACTGGCTGGCAGCTTACGATCCAACTTCTTCAACTTCGCCTTCAGCGGCTGATAGTCGCAAGATTGCTCGTGTTGTACTTGATGCTTTAAAAAAGTATAAAGAAAGTTAATTTAAGCTTCTATTTATTGTATGAAGTTAGAAGATACAGTTATAACAAAAAAACTTCAAAGAGTTTTAAATCAGTTAGCTGGAATACCAGATAAAAATAAAGAACTTCTTCCAGAAATGATAATAAGAGGTTCAAGCGGTTACATAATGTGTTATGATATAACTTCTCGTAGCTTTATTAAGGTTGCGAGAGGCACTACTTGTTTTATGATAGACGAAACTTTAGATTCAAGAAATAGAGTTATGGTTTATGTTTCTTCAAACAACGTAGTCATGATAGACAGAAAAGAAATATTTTATGTGGGCTACAACTAATGTTATTTGAATTTGGTGTGTTCTGGAGGGTTATAATTTTTCTTGTTGTTACTTGGATTTGTTATGCTCTTTGGGGTTTTGAATTTGTTGCTTTAACTTTATTGGCTTTAATAGCATCAATTTTAAAAGAAAGGTAAATATTAATGGAACCAAGCGATAGTCCATTCGGCAAGCTAATCTCTGATGATTTTTGTATTGGCGATATTGTAGAGTGGTCTAAGTGGTGTCCTATCGACAAAAGTTGGAAATTAAACTATGGTTTAATAACAAATATTAGCAATAAAATCAAATCTAATAGACTTGTTTCTGTTTGTACTGTTATTCCGATGAAAGAGCCCGTTAGAGGCGAGATAGAACTATTTACTTTTAATCTGCGAATAATCTCAAAAGCGTCGGAGAGCAAACAAAATGAAATCAGTAATTGATCACATAGCCTTATTAGTTGATGATTTGCAAGTCGCGGAAGAATGGTATGTAAGCCATTTAAAGGGCGAAGTAACTTTTCGAGATCAAAAATACATAAGATTAAAAGTAGAAAACACAAATATTGCTCTTATTGATAAAAAATGGTATCCATATGCACATATTGGAATACTTATAGATAGTAAAAAAGACTTCCCAGAAAACGCAGAAATTGTAGAACATCGTGATGGAACTACAGGTGCTTATGTAAAAGACCCATTTAACAACTATTTAGAATATATTTGGTATTCAGATAAACAAAAAAAGGTATTTTTAGATGATTGATGTTCTTAAGCCAATGATAAAGCAATTTATGCCATTTGCAAAAGAGCGTATGGGATTTGAATCTCCTCCAAGATTATTCTTGAAAAGAGATCAAACAAACGCTCAAAACCCTCTTGGCAAAACAGCGTATTACGATCCAGAACAAAAAAGCGTGACTCTTTACATTACTGGAAGACATCCTAAAGATGTTATGCGTTCACTTTCTCATGAATTGGTTCATCATACTCAAAATTGTAATGGCAAATTTGATCAAGTAGGTCAGATGGGCGACGGATACGCACAAAACGATGAACATTTAAGAGAAATGGAAAGAGAAGCTTACGAACAAGGAAATTTATGTTTTCGCGATTGGGAAGACAGCATTAAGCATACTATTTATTTTGAACATTTGCAAAAAGGAGCAAACAATATGTCTAACAAAAAATGGAAAAACAAAGAACTTAACAGCCTTTTAGCTGAAAGCTGGGGCTTTAATATGAATTTTGATAACTTAAACGAAGAAGCAAAGCCTGATTATCTTGATCTTGATAAAGACGGTGATAAAGAAGAGCCGATGAAACAAGCAGCAGAACAAGCAGAAGAAGGTGACAAAGAAAAAGACCAATTTGGTGCTCCTCCGAGTCTTAGTGAAGCAAAACTTCGTCGCGCTGTTCGTGAAGCTTTAAAAAAGTCAATCGTTAAAAGATAAGGCTATGTCGGTGGAAAAAAGCTGGAAAGATTTTTTAAACAATCAAAATGTTGAAAAAGACATTTTTGATTATATTGGTTCTCTTCAAGAGTTCGTTGGACAAATGCGTCCTAAAACTTTTGGAGAGAAACAACAAATTGAAACAGCAAAAGAATATTTAAAAGAAGTTAGAAAATTAGCCAAAAGATTAGAAACCAAAAATGATTTATTGGAAGCAAAAATAAACATATTAGAGCACAATCTATCAGATGGAGAAATTTTAGATGGCTAAGATTGCAATTGTTCCTGGTTCTTTTAAGCCTCCGCACAGGGGGCATCTTGCTATGGTAGAGCAGTATTCACAAAATAACGATAAAGTTATTATATTAATTTCAAATCCGTTAAAAAATCAACGCGCTCTTGAAGATGGCACTGTTATTACTGCCCAAAACGCAATAGACATGTGGGACGAACTAACTTCAGGACTTTCAAATGTGGAAATACAAGTTTCACCATCAGCTTCTCCCGTTGGTGCATCTTATAATTATATTGGACCTGAAGGTGATTTGCAAGAAGGCGACTTTATTACCCTTGGAGCAAGCAACAAAGGAACTGATGTTCAGCGTTGGAAAGATGCCGATAGATATGTGAAAAAAGGCGTAATGCTTCTTAATCCACAAACAACAGCAGTACAGCCAGAAGTTCATAGCCCAGAATACATACAATCAGTAATGAGTTCTGATTTTAAGGAATCCATGCCAAGTATTATTACAAATAAAGACTTTAGTTTATTTCATGCATCAGATATGCGCTATCTTTTAGGTAAAGCTTCGACCTCCCCAGAGGCTGTAGAACTCCTTCGAGATTTTGTTTTAGATGACGCTATGGCAAAAAAATTTCTGGACATTCTAGGTATTGTACCGGCGTCCTCAGAGCCAATTGAAGAGATTTCAGCTATGGGTGCTGGAGCAGTTGCTGGGTATTCTAAACCATTTGTTGGAAAGAGAGACGAAGACTGCGGCTGCATAAGCGAACAAATTTATAACATTTTCCTTAAAAGAGGCATTTTAAAATGATTACAAAAGAAGAGAAACAACTGAGACAAGACATTAGAGAAATGATCAGAGTCACTAAAAGAAAAAGATTGCAAGAACAAAAAGCAATTGAAATAGAAGAGCAAAAACTACGTTCTATTATTCGCGATTTATTGATCTTGGAAGCTCAGGTTTCTGATACAAATCCAACCCCAAATAAGTCTACTGGAATTAACATTCTGGAAGATCTATTAAAGAAGATTGTTCCTGTTTTAGAAGCAGATTACAAAATTATGACAACCGACCCAGAACAACGTAAGTCTTTCCGTGCTCACGTTATCCAAGCTATCATTAATACTTTAACTCCTGTTGAAATGAATACAAAAGCAGGCAACTCTGAAGAAGATTTAGAAGAAGAGATTAGTATTGAAATTGAAGACGATGAAGCTAATCCAGAATCTGACAAGTTTATTGATATTCGCTCTGATGCTGAAAAAGCGGAAGAAGAAGAACCTGAAGATCCAAGAAAAGAATTTGGTATTGAAGGTCAGGACGAGACTGGAAGAAACATTGCTTATTCGTGTTTTAAAAAGATCGAAACAAACATAATTGATGCTTATGAGTTGTTATCTAATGCTGAAGATCAAGAATTATTCTACGATTACTTGATTACAAATGTAAAGCTTTATTTTGATAAGTTTGAAAAAGAATTAGATCCAAGTATTGAAGAGCCTTCTAACCAAGCTTATGATATGGCTAAACAAGATCTGGAGCAACCTACAGAAGATGAGATTGATCTTGGTTTAGATTAAAAATTACAAAAAAGTCCCTTGACAGATTATTGAAATCAAATTACATTATTAAAGAATTGATCAGTAGTGATTAGCAAATGATTAGCAAATTAAAGAATAAAAGTATAATTAATAAATTAACATATAATAATTTGATCAGCAATGATCTGTTAGTGTTAATTTCTAATTTAACTTTAGAAGATCTAATTGCTATAAAGTTAGAACTAGCATGTGCTAATTTAAAATACAGGTTATATGGACTTGACATTTGGAGAAGATCGGATTATATTGTGAAAGAAGCACTTTTAAAATTTGCTATTTCAACTTCTAAATCAAAAATAGATGCTGCAAGATTTTTAGGGTTGACTTATAGTGAGTTTTCAGCACAATATGATAAGTACGATATAGATAATTTCTTTATAGAAGAAGATACAGGAAACACTTAAAATGAAAAAACTTTTTGAAAACTGGAACAAATATTTAACTGAAGAAATAATGGATGATGAGCAGCTTGCAAAGTTAGATAATGCTTATCCTTTAGATCTTCCTGACCAAGTTCAGCTTTATCATGTTTCTTCGACTCCAGATATTGAAGTTTTAGATCCTCAAATTGCTGCTGCTGGTAGAAAAACGTATAGTCAAGCTGAATATCGAGCTTGGGATCGTCCAAGAGTGTTTTATTTTACTCGTCTTGGGCAAGAAGATACTGGCATTGGAAGAATTCAAGGCTCTGCTTACACTGTTACAGTTAATAAACATGATTTGTATCCTGTTATGAAAGATCCTCTTGGATTATCCAGACGTGTTGATGAATATAAAGAAATAAGAGAAAAAGAGTTTGGTACTCCAAGATATTACCCAACAAACGTTTTTGAAAGAGTGGCAACTTTAGGTGAAAGAGAATATGGCTTTAAAGGCTTTATTTATCCCCAAAGTAAAGATCCAAACCAAGTTATTGTTGCCATTTGGCAACCTTTACCAGCTACTCCACTTGATGTGGACTTTTACGGAGATTAAAAAATAAATGACTGCTAAAGTTTGTGATTTCTGCGATACCTGCATTTATAATTCAGGTTATGAAATTACTGAAGATGGAGAGATAATTTGTCTTTCTTGTTATGACGAGCGTGAAGAAGAATACGAAGAAGAATAATGAAAACTTTAAAATTAGATTCTACTTTTCGACCAATCGAAGTTATAGATTCTTTAGAGGCTTTAGTTCTTTGTATTATTGGCAAAGCAAAGGCAATTGAAAATTACACACAAAAAATAAATTCAACAAGCCAAACTTTTGAGCTTCCAGCAGTTATTGTTTTAAATCGATTGGTAAAGTATAGGACAGCTATTGTATCTCCAACTAGAAAGCACATTCTTTGTAGAGATGATAATATTTGTCAATACTGCGGAAACAGATTTCCAGATAAAGAACTGACATTAGATCATGTTTTGCCTAAATCTCGTGGTGGCAATAACTCTTGGAACAATCTTGTTGCTGCTTGCAGAAAATGCAACCAAAAGAAAAGTAATAGAACGCCAAAAGAAAGTGGCATGGATTTGCTAAGAACTCCAGCACCACCAAGATATTCTTCTCTTAGATATGTTAGTAATTCTCAAATAAATGATATCTGGAAGAATTATTTGTGGTAAAATAACTTTACATTTGACGTGAATGGTGTAAAATGTTATTAAGAATAAAGCAAATTTGGTTTTCAATTTTTAAAAAAGGAGTGAAGATGCCCGATACCGTAGATGTATTCGATAGAAATTATTTTGAGAGCAGACTTCAAGAGCAGAATAAAAGACTTGTTCACGCTCTTGGTAGAATCAGCGCTTTAAATGATGAAGTTAATATTCTTCGAAACGAACTCAAGCGCTTTAAAAGCGATGTTGCTTCCGATGTTCAGTATCTAACTGAAAAAGTCGGATAAGGATTATGGGGGTATAGCTCAGTTGGGAGAGCATCTGCTTTGCACGCAGAAGGTCAAGAGTTCGAATCTCTTTATCTCCATTATCTTATTTCTGGGTGTAGCGCAATTGGTAGCGCACCGCATTTGGGGTGCGGGGGTTGTAGGTTCAAGTCCTACCACTCAGACTTTTAATTGCCCTTATTAGTGTTGAGAACTATTTATCTTTTGCCAATAAGGGGTTTTTTATGGCTGTAAAGAAGAATTATTTATTAGATACAAGCGTTTGCCTAACAGACGCAGAAGCAATTTATAAATTTGAAAATCATGATTTATTTTTGCCTCTAAAAGTGCTTGAAGAAATAGACAAGCACAAGAAAAGACAAGATTCAGTCGGTGTTAACGCAAGAAAGATTATTCGCTTTTTAGACGAACTAAGAGCGAAGGGTTGTCTTCAGAAAGGCGTCCGACTCGATAAAGGCAAAGGCATATTAAAAGTAATGTCTTATGATGCTTTAGAGCATGCAAACTTTCCATCTGATTTAAACTTATCAGTTCCAGATCATCAGATCATTGCAACAGCCAAAGCAATTGAAAATACAAATCCAAAAAGAAAAGTAGTTGTAGTTTCTCGTGACATTAACATGCGAGTTATCTGTGACTCTATAGGTATCGTTGCAGAAGATTATGATTCTGAAAAAGCTGTAAAATCCTCAGACGAGCTTTACCAAGGTTTTACTGAGATTCTTGTTGATGATGCTTTTATCGAACAGTTTTACGATGGAAATCATTTATTTATAAACAAAGAAGAAATTAATCAAAAGCTGTACCCAAACCAATATCTTTTGTTGATCTCTAACGCGAACCCAAAGAAAACATGCATAGCACGCTTTGTGGACCATCAGACGCCTTTGAAAAAAATATATCATGACAAGATACCTGATTGGAAAATTAACTCAAGAAACAAAGAGCAAGCCTTTGCAATTGATTTGCTAATGGATCCTGATGTTAGGTTGGTTTCTCTTGTTGGTAGAGCAGGCTCAGGTAAAACTTTATGTGCGATAGCAGCAGGGCTGCAACAAACAATAGGATTAAGAGGAAACAGTAATCATTATTCTCGTCTTATTGTTTCTAGACCTGTTCAGCCTCTTGGCAAAGATATCGGCTTCCTTCCCGGTACGATGGAAGAAAAGATGCTTCCGTGGCTTATGCCTATTCAAGATAACTTAAAGTTTCTTATGGGCGATGGTACTTCAATGCAGATTTATGTTGATAAAGGCAAAATCGAAATTGAAGCACTAACTTACATTCGCGGAAGAAGTATATCAGATGCTTTTGTCGTAATTGATGAGGCACAGAACTTAACAAAACACGAAATTAAGACTATAATTACAAGAATAGGTGAGAATGCAAAAATCATTCTAACTGGTGACGTTGAACAGATTGACAATGCTTATGTAAACGAAACATCAAATGGGTTAGCTCATGCGGTTGAATCGTTTAAGAATTATAAGATTGCTGGGCACGTTACTTTTAAGAAAGGCGAGCGTTCTGACCTTGCTACATTAGCGTCAAAGGTGTTATAATGAATGAGAAAGTATTGACAGAAGAAGAAGTTCATACAAACCCAGATTTAGGGCTGGTTGTCCAGCCTGATTCTGATTTGAAAAAATATTTGGTTGAGTATGCTGGGACGAAATTTAATTCTGAAGAAGTTTCTGTGAATATGATTGTCGAGGTTATTGCTTCTGAGTTTCCAGAATTTCTTTATGCAGTAGCCGAAGAAAATTTCTTAAGAGGATACCAAGAGGGTTTAGAAGATGCTCAATTACTTGAAAGAGTCCTATCAGCGGAATCTGAATAGCGTGAACGATTTTTATACTTCAAACGGTCTACACGTTTACGTTAAAGATCCTGTTTCAAACGGAGTTAACCCCGAAGTAGTAATTTCAAAATTAGAAAGTGTTTTGCCGCCACATTTATTTTCTGAAGTTGAAATGGTTGCAATCGGACACTTCAAAGAGTTTGAAGAAAGAAAAATAAATGCATTCTATAGTGATGGTTGCCTTTACATTTCAAATGAACAAGATAATGAGGCAGATCTTATTGATGATTTAATTCATGAAATGTCACATTCTTTAGAAGAATCTTATGGATATGAAATATACGGAGACAAACAACTTGAAGAAGAGTTCTTGCAAAAAAGAATTCGTCTTTATGATGAGCTTTGGGCTCATGGTTACAAAACACCAAAAAGTTTCTTTTTAGATCCAGAATATGATGCTGAGTTTGATGATTACCTATTAAACAAAGTTGGCTATAATAAATTATCAATGGTCGCTCTTGGTATTTTTATTAGTGCTTATGCTGCTACTTCATTAAGAGAATATTTTGCAACAGGATTTACTTATTATTATTTAAACGAAGACCTCGTTTGGTTGAAAATGACTTGCCCTATTCTATACTCTAAGATAGATAAAATAAATAAAATGAAAGATCAAACTTGACGATCTGATCTCCAAAGGTTATATTATTATGACAAAGGAGAAAAGATGGCACATATTTCTTATTCTAGCTTGAAGGATTGGGTTTTTTGTGCTTTTTACCACAAGCTTACTCGTATTGACAAGATCGACGGCTTTACTGGTAATGAGTTTACGGCTTTTGGAACTACAATCCACAGCGCTTGTGAAAAAATTCTACTAAACGAGGATATTGACGAGTCTTATTTTATTCAAGAGTTTTCTAAGAACATTGAAAGTCTATCTGATGTTGAAATTAGAGAAGACCTTGTAAATGATATGCGTACTCAAGGTAATCAGATTATCCCTGAGATTAAAGATGCGCTTGATGATTATTTCGGTGAATACGAGGTTGTTGCTATTGAGCAAGAGCTTGGTGAGCCGATTGATAATCACGAAGATTATCAGTTCAACGGATATATTGATGCTATTGTCAAGACACCTGACGGCAAGTACCACATCTTTGATTGGAAGACTTGTTCATGGGGCTGGGACGCTCAAAAGCGGTCTGATGCTATCACAACTTATCAGCTAACCCTATACAAGTATTTCTATTCTGTTAAAATGAATATTGACCCTAAAAAGATTGAAACTCACTTTGCACTACTTAAGCGTACTGCCAAGAAGGATCGAGTTGAATTTTTTAGAGTCACTAGTGGTCCAAGAAAAACTCAAAATGCCCTTAAACTTTTAGAAAAGGCATTGTATAATATTAAAAGTCAGCGATACATTAAAAATCGCTTGTCTTGTAAAAAATGTGTATTTCGGCACTCGGAGCAGTGCCCATGAGGTATAAATGCAAAAGAAAAAGATTTTGGTCTTATCGGACCATCCACTAACACCGTCTGGTGTTGGTACGCAAACAAAATATATGATTGAAGCCCTGCTCAAGACTGGACGATATTCTTTCGTTTGCTTGGGCGGGGCTATGAAGCATCAGAGCTATCAGCCGCAGAAAGTCGAACCTTATGGTGATGATTGGCGAATCTTTCCAGTTGATGGTTATGGTAATCACGAGATTATTCGGTCAATTCTGCAGAAAGAGCGCCCCGATGTTCTTTGGTTTATGACTGATCCTCGTTTTTATACTTGGCTTTGGGAAATTGAAAATGAGATTAGGGCTTGTGTTCCTATGGTTTATTATCATGTATGGGATAACTTTCCTGCTCCTCACTACAACGCTGAGTTTTATAACTCAACCGATGAGGTTGTTTGCATCTCAAAAGTGACCCATGACATTGTTAAGGAAGTTTCACCAGATGTAAGCTCGCGTTATCTTCCACATGCTGTAAATTCCAATGTTTTTTATAAGTATAAAACTGATGAACTAAAGCAACAAGTAAAAGATACAAGAACCAAACTAACTGTTGAATCAAGTAGAAAGTTCAAAAATAAAGAAAAAACTATTTTCTTTTGGAATAACAGAAATGCCCGTCGTAAACAAAGCGGTACACTTATCTGGTGGTTTAAAAGCTTTCTAGATTATGTTGGTCATGATAAAGCGATGTTACTAATGCACACTGATCCTCGTGACCCACATGGTCAAGATCTGCCACATATTATTG